GTTTCCCAGTCACGATCACAGTCCACTTTCCATGATTGATCAGTTAATGATTTCTCCTCGTTTATGGTCTTTACTCTTTTCCGTTTTGTCTTTTTGCATACTTCTATTTTTTTCACTTGTTCTCCTTATCGTCGGGGTTTTAGTTTTGGTGTTGTTTGGAATTTTTGTCCTAACTCATTAATAAAAGGTTTAACTATATCGTAAACCTGATTTTTGAGTTCTGCCTCGGGCAATTTCCTTTTAGCTGTTACTGCCTCAGCTTTTGTTTTCTCAGTTTGAGCCTTAATGTAATTTACCTCTTCTTTCTGTTTTTTCTTTTTCAATTGCATTTCTTGAGTTTGAAACGCACCTGTTATACCTGCTAAAAGCTCATTATCCACCGTTGCTTTAAGCGCTTGCGCTTGTCCGGCTCCAGGAGCGCCTGAGGACGCCGCAGAGCCACCGGGGGCACTTGCACCCCCCGGAAGAGCTAAAAGCGGGTTTAAACCCGCTTCCTCGAGGTCTTGGACTGCTCTCTGCATTTGGGTATTAGCCATCCTTTCTTGAAAGCTACGATTAATTCGAGCTTGATCGGCATTAAAGCCCATAGCTCTTTGTGTTTGACTATCTTGAAAGTTTCGTGCGTTGGCCGCATCCCTCATATTAAAGGCAGTAGCTTGATTCGCAATACCAATATTCGCTGCGTTTGTTTCCCTTTGCCCTAGGAAACCTAGGGCACTACCAATTAATGAACCAAACATTTAGAACCTACCTAGTGTTGCAGGGACCCCATATACTTTCATTGGTCGCACATGTTTGTAATCAAACCATGCATCTAATAATAAGTGAGGATAACCTGCAGCTGTAGCCAAAGAGCGTTCAATAGGAGTAGTAGATTCTATAAACGTTTGGTTAAGACTTGGCAGAGCTGAAAATTCTTCAGCAAGATGCCAGACATCTAACGAACTTCCAAAAGTAGATCGAAATTGTCCTCTAATTTCCGAAGGTTTATAGCGGTATTCAGCATATCTTTCCTGATAACCGAAAACGTTATCATCATCTGCTGTTCCTTGTGCATAAAGCTCTTTGTTAAGAACCGCTTGTTCTCCGAGTTCTTGTAATTTTGGCCAGAAATAATCATACCTAGTTGATCTGGACCACATTTTGTTAATACCTTGTTGATAAGTAATTTCGCCGCGTGCCTGGACTAGTCCAATGACAAAACCATGTTCTGTAAATGATTTTGAAAACCCAATGTTTTTACCCATTGACGATGCGGTCGAATAAGCAGCCAAATTCGCTTGGTCTGTTGTACCTGTTTCCGAAGTTTGTGCCACTGGATGTTGAACCAATGTTGTTGAACCACCGGCAAGGAATTCAGGTCTTTGAATGCGATAATCCGGAATACGAACCCGGAAATGTGCATTTATAATTTCTGTATATCGTGTACCACCACGAGCATCCAGTTCGAGTAAGCTTTGTACCATAATAGCTTCACGAAATTGATTGATTGTAGGTGCAACAGCAGCAGATAAATCTGTCTGCATACCAGTCTCATTCCATAAAAATGTTGCATCCGCTGCTGGAGAACTACCATTCGCTTCTAATTGTCCATCTGCTGATCTAACTTCCAAATCAATATTTGTATATACATCATAATCAACTGTAGGATTGCTTGAATTAGTAACTACAGGCGCCGACGTCCCAAGAGGTAAAGTCACTGGATCACCTTTTTGTGGCCAAGGTAAACATGAGGTAAAATAATCATGTACTTTGGCTCTTTTAAGTAATGAATAATCTGTATAAGTATCAGGCCCATTGCCGATATTTTCTGTCACAGAGTTAATCAAGTTCTGATCTCGAAACCATTCGTTATAGATCAGGTTATATGCTCTCAAAGGAAGAGCATTAATTTGAATAGGGTTAACCGCTGAATTAATTTCAGTCGGAAGTCCAAATTTGTCATAAATGCTACCTACGGCAAATCCTGCCACGGGAGCTTCTATATGAGGCACTACAAAATCCACACTGTCAGCTGGATTATCTTGAGCACCATTAAACTTTTCCCAGTTAGACCAAACTAATCGGTTCGGTACAAAGAAAAAGAAGTAATCTAAGTAAGCATTGTCCATAAATGGAACTATTTGTGTTGCGAGACGTGCAAATGTTTTCACATTTAAATTACACGTATCACCAGGTAAGATTTCGTCACAAAAGAACGGTACTAGTTCATCAAAGTCTAGTGTATCTTTCGTCGCGAACGATCTATTAAATTGTGATCTCTCCATATTAACGGCAGGGATCTGCGAGAATGAGTGTTGTGATTTTCTGTTGCCTAATGAGGCAATCGAGTCATAATTCATCATAATTTCAAGTTCTCCTGTAAGCGTTTAAATCGCTGTTTCAATATTGTTTCTTTTACTTTTGCTCGAGATTGCGGGTAAGCACCTCCTTTATAAGAGAACATCTCTGAGAGATATTCCATTTCCTCCTTTCTGTTTTTTTCTATCGATTTCTCGATAATTTCTTCTCGAACTCCTGTTACATACTCCGTATAGAGTTCCGGTTGATTTTTTTTTAGCCAGTCTACATAGTACCTGGGTATCTTTGCTTGCTGTCCATTTGGTAAGACAACGAAACCATTTTCGAACGTATGTTTGTAGTACTTTTCGATCCATGATCTTCCTATTCCTCTTCTTGAACTGGTTTTGTGAATTGGGTGGTAGTCGTGGTCTTGGTCTTGTCCATGAACGAGTTTTTTTGCTGCATATCTTGCAACGTATCCTGCTGAGTCGATTGTGACACTACCGAACTCATGTTTTCCTCGTTTCCATAATTTATGTATTTCATCAGACGTGAAGACTTCCTCACCATGGTGTGAGGTATATAGATGGGCCTGATCAGTCGGCCGATAATTAAATATAATAGCGTGCCAATGAGGCCTTTTGTTTTCTTCTCCATATTCACCTGTAACCATATAGGGGATATATAACTTATCCCTCATTTCTTTATCATGTACGTTACGTGTGATTTTTTCTCTTAGAGATTTCATGAATAGTTGAAAGTCTAGATATTGTAGCTTTGGAGATTTTAGATGTTCCTCATCATAAGTGAGAGTAAGGAAAATGTTATCTTTGTGCATTTTCGCTTCATGAGTAACTCTTATAGCTTTTTCTCTTGCTATATTTAGTCTACAAGGTAGACATTTGCGACATTCAAATTGTATGCCAACTTGACTCTTGTCCGCTAATTTGTTAGAAAAGACTATAGCGCCGGCTGAATTAAAGCCAGCTTTCAAAGGTCTTAAACACTGCATTGTTTGAGGCCTTTTTTTTTAGAGTCGGATTCCACCGCGCATAACATTCGCGTTGAGACGGTTAAGCTTTTGAACCCCCGTATTCTTTTTATATACTTTTCGGGATTTGCTTTTGCTCATTTTTTGACGTTTCACAGGGAATCCTTTGTTTTGTTATTTGTATTACTGAAGATGATATCTGTCAGTACGGCAAAGTACAACAAGGGAGTGACTTTGCCGCACCGAATTTCGGTGATTAGTCCAGTATTTCTGGAGCTTGTACGGCCGTTGGGCCTGATCCTTTAACGCACTGAATCGCTTTGATTACGTGCTGGGGTGTATCTAACGAGACAGATTGTCCCGTATTATTATCATACTCTCCAAGATAGTATAGATCGAAATCCTCCGGATATCGATTGAGTTGTGTTTTTTCGTCGTTAACCGCCGAACGGAAATCGCGTTCCGCTTCTCCGTGTGTTCCTTTATAAAATGGAGTGTTGAAAACTTCTGATTTTGCATCTCTGATTGAATACATTTTTAACATCATTTTATTTTCCTTCTCGTTGTGAGCATTATTGCTCTGTTTTTAAAGTGTGTTGGTTTTTTTTATTGTCAATATGAGAAATAAAAAAAGCCTCCCGAAGGAGGCCTAAACCCTAAAGATTTTATTTATCTTGCGGTTTTTTGGGTTTTTTCTTCTTACTTAGAAGAGCTAGAACCCTGTCTATCAGTAGAATCGCTAGGTCCTTTAGAAACTCCAGCATCTTTCACCTCCTTGTGGCTGCCGCCGGCTCCGGCCGAAACAGGTTTCGGTCCGGGTTTTTTTAGACCTAGTTTAATTGCTTCTTCATTGTTTTTTGGATCGCGTAAATACTCATCCATTTTCACCATACTATTGCTGAATTTTTTCCTGAGTTTAGCAGGGAGCATGTTAAATGCACTTTCTGCTTCTGCAACTACAGTTAGAGAATCATGAAGACATTGAATACCCGAAACATCAGCATATTGGCCTTCAACTTTGGCTAGATGCGATATTTGTCCTGTTTTCATAAATTTACTCATTACATGGTTGACATCACAGTCCACTTTCCATGATTGATCAGTTAATGATTTCTCCTCGTTTATGGTCTTTACTCTTTTCCGTTTTGTCTTTTTGCATACTTCTATTTTTTTCACTTGTTCTCCTTATCGTCGGGGTTTTAGTTTTGGTGTTGTTTGGAATTTTTGTCCTAACT